GGTCCAGCAGGACTTCCTCAACCTCGCCCAGTTCTTCCTCGAACAGCTCGAAGTCCTTCTTCCAGTACACCTTGACGACAGCGATTCGACTCATGAACGAGTTGAAGATCGTGTCATCGAGAATGGTGAAGCCCGGGTTGTCCTCGAAGAGGGTCTTGTTGACGTAGGCCGCTGCCTGGGGCATTACGCCCATGGCATCCGCCACGGAGGTGCGGAGGTTGAACGGGAGCTTGTTGCCCGCGAAGACCTCTAACAGTTCCGCCCGTGCCGACTCCACGGCATCCATCACATCGAGCGAGCGGTAGCCGGACTGACCCGAATTGAGCCGCGGGGGGAGTTCCCCGTTGTAGTACTCGAGGGCCTTTTCACGCTCCTTTTCCAGCTTGCTCTGGGAGAAGGATGCCCCGCTCTCGATCTCGTTCAGTACGCCATTGACGATCTCGGTGTCGGTCAACGGCTTGCTCTTGGTGGTTCGCATTGGGTCTCCTCGAAAAGAAGAAGGTCGGGGGAACGGGCTGGGTGAGGTGACGAGGATTCCCATCCGCCCCCCGACCCCTAGGGAGACAGGGCTCCCAGAACTGGAGGTAACTAAGCGGCCCGCTTCGCCAACCGAGAGATCGTTGATTGGTTTACACCAAACTCCTTGGCAATATCCTTCTGGTACTCGCCAGAAGCAAGGCGGGCACGGATCAGGGGGATGGTCTCCGCTGGGATTCGCGTCTGAGGGAGATCCACATCGCGGGCTGGGTTTACTCGATTACGGTTGACCCTATCAGCCATGTTGTCTGCCTGCGTCCCTAGCTCAAGGTGGTCTAAGTTCACGCAGGCGGGATTGTCACACTTATGGCGAACCACCAGACCATTAGGAATAGGGCCGTTGGCCTGCTGCCACACATACCGATGCGCCCCCATCCACTTGTGTTTGCCGAGATAGGCACGTCCATATCCATTCGGATACCGACTGCCTTGCCACTCAAGACACTCACTCATATCGCTTCCTCTAAAAACTCCTCGAAATCGAGAACCGGACGTGACACCCCTTTATGGATGAAGTTGGCGAGGGCTAAAGCCATGATCGTGTCGTCATGAGCCCCCGGTGCGGCACTGAACTTTCCATCCGGGGTGGCGATGTATTGCCGCATCTCCTCCAACGTGTCGAGGTCGTTGACGTGGATGGTCCCATCCCGCATGTCGCCTCTCAGCTTGTTGATGATCATCGTCTTTGATTTGGACGACGTAGTGAAACCCAGCTTTACCGTGTACTCATCCGTTATCTTGTCCAGCACCTCTTCAGTGTAGAAGTTGGTGTATCCGAGATCCTTGTAGAGCCTCACACAGGTCAGCATACCGTGGGCGTTGTTCTCCACGATGATCTTCCCCATCCCGTACATCTCACCGAGGCTGTATAGGACGTGGGAGAAGTCGTCGGGGAGCACCCGGGCGCGATAGCGGGCAACCACCCTCTTCCTGTCATCCAGAACAACGGCAACGGACCAGTCAGCATCAGACCGGGACGTGGAGATACCCATACCAACGTCTGCCCCGATGTAGTAGCTCTGGCTCTTGTGGGGCTCATCCCACACCACCAGGGGACCAGCAGCGAACTCCTCCCAGGTATCCCCGACGAGGCCTAGCGTGCGCTTAGGGGCTTCCGCCCGGTCACGCTCACGCCCCACGTACTTCGGCAGGAAGACCGCCATACCGGACGAGATGAAGGCATGGTTGGGGGACATGGGATACTCTTGGTCGAAGAGATCCTTGCCCTGGAGCGCGATCTTCTCGCGCCTAAACATGAGCTGTTCATCGTCAATACCGAACTCGGCCTTGAGGTCCAGCTCTTCGGGAGTCAGTTTGGTCCCTTCCTTGAAGTGGCGACGGTATTCATCCTGCCAATACCATGGGATGAAGATTGGGGTGTAGTCGTTCTCCCCCTTCTCCGCAGCCGTCCAGAGATCGTAGAAGAGCCCCGATGTGCCGTTGGCGGTGGACTCGATGTAGACCTCCGTCCCTGGTAGGGCCGGGATGGCCTGCTCAAGACCGTTGAAGATGTCCTTTGCCGCATTCTTCGGCCAGAAAGCCACTTCTGATAGATGCGCGAACTGGAACGTGCCGCC